AAAGTAACAGGCACTTTTCAATAGCACGCAATCAATCCCCCTCAAGCCGGCAGCAGTCAGGACAAGCCGGGTATACTTAAGTATATCGATAGATGATAAAAAAGAGAGACCTTTTCGATCTCTCTTTATGATAATGAATTAAGCTTGCTGTTAGTTAAGAAGCCATGTCGTGTCGATTGTAATTCTTACGGCGTTGTTAATGCTTCCCTGGCTGTTGGCTCTGTGGATCTGGACATAGCCTTCAGGCGTGATCTCGCCTCTGACTACTGAGATATAAGTGTTTCCGCTTCCGTAAATTACAGAGTTGAACGAAACAGAGCTCGCCGGACGATAGCCTTCCGGAAGCTGTGCCAATTTATACCAAGTGTTGGCCGGGATCGTTCCGTTCGGGTTGAAAGTCGCGTTAAGCATTGCCATAATTCCGATTTTTCCGAGCTCGTTTCTTTCGTCCTCAATTAATGTATTCGGAGAGATAACGCTTAGGCTACCGATGTCTTCAGTGATCGTGAGCGCCGCCAGAAGTTCATTGACCGCGCCGGAGAGGTTTTGCGCGCCGGTGTTCAGAGTAGCCGCGCCGATCTTAGACGTATTCGCGGCGATCGCGCCGGTGTTGGTCTGTACTGTTGACTGAAGAGTTGCGAGAGCGGTGTTCGTCTGCTGGATATTTCCTGCGGCTGTTTCAGCTTTCGCGTCTGCGGTGGCGGCTGCGGAAGCGGCAGCGCCGGCGCTGTCAGCGTTGGCTTTCATTGCGGTGTCAATCGCGCTCATCGCTCCATTGACATCGACCAGCCAGGTCGGAACATCGCTGGAGATGAACTGCGGGAGATTGTAATTCGTTGTTCTGTTTGTTGAACTCATTCTATTTTACCTCCTTATGGTAATAGAGTTTTTCCTTGCCAGTCATATTCGAACGCTGTTAATCCTTTCGCGTCGTATGTTCCGGCTGTGAGATTGAGCGCGTCATATTCTCCGGCTGTCAGAGAATCAGTCCGTCCCTGGTTCGCGAGCTGATAGATCACGGCTTCGAGAGTGGTCAGTTCGCCTGTATAAGGTGATACGATCTCGATCACGCTCGGGAGATTGTTCAGAGTGTCCTCCAGCTCTCTTTCCAGAGTTGCGATATACGAGGCCAGACCATCGACGCGGGCGGTCGTTGTTGTCTCGAAATTGCTGATCCGAAGATTTACTTCCTGCCTGAAAAGCTCCTGATCATCTCGCAGCGAGGCCTCAAGATTTGTAAATCTCTGTTCGATCGTCGCAACAAAAGAATCATAAAGCTCTTTGATCTCCTCGACGTCAGCGTCGAGAGAGTCCATCCGGGCCGTCAGATCCGCGGCGATCTGCTGAAGCTCTTCTTTTACAGCGTCCAGCTCGTCCACATGCTGCTGAAGAGATCGAACGATCCGGATCAGCGCGTCGAGATTTAACCGGTCGTAATTCGTATAAGGGAATTGTTCAAAGAGTCCCATATATATATCTCCTTTCTATATCAGTATACCATCACGCAGAATCGCTGCTTGAATTCCTGCGCGATGATGTGATAGATATCTTCTTTTCGAGCTGCAAGCTCCGCCTCCAGCATTTCCTGAGATGTCGTTACGCCGATATTGCCGGCGTCCGTTCTCTGGAAGCTTTCGGTCGTGTTGTCGTCATAGGTATTCTTCATAGCGTCTGAGAAATCGCTGCTATTGAATCCCTGAACGGAATTGATGTTTTTACCATCTCTTCCGATCGTCCGGCTTTCCGTGATATTGCTTTCGCGGTTATATAACGGATTGTATTCCATATAGAGAGCTTCCGTCATTCTTTCCCAGGAGCGGAGGCGTGTTTTGCTCCAGATCTGGATCATAAGCTGCATAACATCCGGATCTGTATATACGACGTTAAGCTCCGCACATTCGAGAATGATCGCGTCCTGGCAGAGATCCGCGTCGAGCTGCTGCGGAAGGACCATATCAGAGAAGAGATCATCATTCAACGCTCTCAAGCTCAGGATAGACATCTGGGCCAGCATAGGCAGCACCTCCTTTCATTTCACGGAATCTTACGGAAAGCTTTCCTTCCAGCTCAGGGAAGAGCTGCTTTGCTTTCGCGATCCCTTCTTCCAGAGAAGACAGCCATAATTCACACTTTGAAAATGTGCTGATGTCGTTCTGATGTACGGCGTCGTTCGTGACACGTTCTTTCTGGATATTCATATTGTTTGGAATACCGATCTCAGAATCGAAGGCGGCCTCGATGTGTTCCATCGATTCGAGGATCTCCGGGACGATAAACATCTGTTTCAGATCCTGGTTGAAGGCCTGCCACATCGGCGTTCCGTCTTCATTAAGAAGATCCTTATCGACGAAAGCCGCCGGCTGTCCTTCGCTGATCTGGTCATACATTGCCTTGAATGACTGCGCGAAGCTTTTATTCTTGCCGAAGAATACGAACGCAAGTTTGGAATTCAGAAGATTTACGCCCATCGATTCCCAGCAGAGCGCCATTGCGTCCGCGTATGTGCCTACGATATCAGCGATTCCCATATAGTCCGGAGTCAGTTTGAGAACTGCACAGTCTCGGCCGATCGTGTGCGTGAACTGCCGGCCATTAAATGCCGGATTTACTGTAAGCGTCTTTTTAGGCTGATAGAAGACATTCCGCTCGATCAGTGAGGAATACTGAGGAATGATCCCGAATCCTTCGAAATCGGCGATCGTAACAAATCCAGCGCCATATAAAACATAAAGGAAGTAATCTTTCGACCATTCCTCCGGAAGATCCCATTCAAAGACTGAGATCGTCTTTTGCCAGAGATAGCGCCGGAAATACATTCCCAGGCGAGTATCATGGCAGTGAACAGTCCCCGGCTTGTAGGTGCTGGAATATAAATTTAAGAAATCATATTCGTACACGCTTTTTCTCCTTTCTTAATTTGAAGAGAGCCAGGATCGCCGCCGCAAGCTGTCCTCCCGGCGTCGGACCGATCGGAGATCCTTCCCATGTCTTCCAGGTCAGGCCTCCGGATCCGCCGGATCCGACGAATGGTTCTGTCCCGGTGAGATAGAAATAATCCGCAATATTCGCCGGAGCTAAGGGAGAATACCATATATTGTATCCGGTCGAAGGATTATTTCCGGTCGGGAATGCGGCGTTATACCATCCGACCATTAAAATAAAATGAACATGAGGCCCGCTGGACAGCCCGAAATCGCCGGTGTCGAAGAAATGCGTTCCCTGAGCGATCCGGTCTCCTACTCCATAATATAGAGTGTTGGAATGTAAGACCATGAAGGTTGCGTATTGAGGCTGTGATTCTCCCGGAAGCCACACCTTATCGAGAGATCGCCACATCTGCCCGTGACCATTGAAAGATCCGGTCGGATAGCTTCTTATGCATTCCATGGAAAACGGCGCATATAATGGCCTTCTTTGCGTCTGATACCAGCCATTGTCCCAGCAGCCGCTGTTCGCGACTCCTTCGACGATATGGTTCGAAGCCCATGGCCCGGCCGTAATGTTTACATATTCAAGAGGCCATAGCGCGACTTCATAGCCCTGATAAGTTGCTGTGTCGCCGCTATTCATAGAAGAAGCCTCCGGTCAGATATCCGGCGATCTCGTCAAGCTCCCGCTGCGTTGCCGGCGCTTCGATCTCTCCGTTCAATGCCTGGATATATCCGGATCCGAGAGCTGCCGGTGTTCTGAGCTTGCAGAGAGGACGCCCAAGATCCGTGTTGTATTCGTCAACGATCAGATAGAAATCCGAGAGCAAAGCCGGCGGATCGTTGCAGAACGGAAGGAAATCTCCGCCTCCTCCGAGCTGTGATATCTTCGGCTGCTTAGCAGCAACCGCGGACCCGATACCGGAGAAGAGATCCGAGACAGCAGCGCCCCAATTCCCCATTACCGCGTTACCTATAAATCCGGCGGATGCCGATGCAGCTCCGGAAGCGACGCCAATATGATCGACAACAGCCTGCGAAAGATTGATCGGGATCCCGAACATTGCTTTTGTTTTTGCCATGAGCGTATTCGTTGCCCAGATCGAAAGCTCTGCTTGTCCGGTCATGAAGTCGGTCCACCATTCCGCCCGGATCGTCTGATCATTGATCATCATCGATCCGTCAAGCGAGAATACGCCGAAGGGAAGAAGTGAGATCCTATAATCAGAGAACGGGGCCTGATTGAGATATTCTCCGCGGCTGGATGCCTGCGGATGTTTGCGGATCGTGAATTCGATCTCTGCTTTCGTCATATCAGCGACCGGATCGATAATTGCTCCTAAAGGATAGTCAACTGATGCCGAGCTGATGGCGATCTCATAATATCCGAATTTGATCGTCAGGTTGTTAGATAAAGACTTACCGACCGGAAGGAAGGGAAGCCAATAGCAGAAGACGATATACTGCATCGGATCGGCCAGCTGCTTCGCGATTCCCGAAGAAACATCTTCCATATCTGTCGGATCGTATTCCGTCAGCTCCTTTAATACCTGGCGGAATCCGTCATAGTTGAACACGTAACATGTAACGCCGGTCGAGTTATTTCCGACGACGCCGAGATAATAAGCGCCGGCTTCCGGAAGACGATTCCAGAATCCCGGCATCGCAAGCGAAGAAGTGCCGGCTCTGTTCGACAGCGTGACAAGCGTTACGCGGTCAATATAGCTTTGAGGATGCGCTTTTGCCGGATATAAGGAATCGATCACCGCGCCGTCGTATTGCGCGGAAGCCCGGAGAACATAAAGCTCTTTTGCTCCGATCTGGTCTTTCCAGCTTGCCAGGGAATCGACGGAAAGCGAAGCTTCCCAAACTGATCCCATCGTGTAGACCCATTCGCCGACCCAATAATACCGGCCGAAGCTCGGAATATAGCAGTAATTCCAAGGCGGCGCGACTGTCGGAGAGAGCTTTATCCGGATCGTCGGATTTACGATCCCGGATGGCTCTTTGAGAATGCATTCGTAAGAAGTTCCTTCGCCGGAAGGTCTCGCGGTCGATCTGCTCTTTTTTGAGAACGTATAGAAGTTAATGATCATATAACATCCTCCTTATAAAAAAGAAGGGAGGATCTCTCCTCCCTGAAGAGATTAATCGAGAGTAAGAACAACAGCGTTCTCGGTGCTGTCATTCCACCAGCGAGCCTGCTCATGCCAGAACCAGTTAGTATAAGCGCCTCTCGCATTCATCGGAGTAACAAGAGTATACTGCTCAACTAAGTTGATACCGGCAGCTTCATCATCGAAGATCACGCCGACAACGTTCGCCTCGTTTGCGGTAACGGTCGCGATCGCAGCGTCTGCACTTGCAGATCCTTCTGCGAGATAGCTAATACTGCCGGCGATAGCGCCCGGCGCTGCTGCTCTCTGCCAGAAGTTGACGCGCTCGAAATCGACTTCTTTCAGATATCCGTCGTGGAATGTATCCGCGAGCGCCATGGCTTCCGCCTTGTTGATGAAATCAGTTAAGAGATAAACATGCTGATTCTCTTTCGGTGTATGTCTGCGGATCAGTTTCTGCGTGCCGCCGACGAAAGGATTCGCGTGATAGAGATATGTTCTTTCGGTCATCTGTTCGATAATAGTCTGAACGCGGGCGAATACCCACTGCATGAATGGACGATAGTTCGCCGGCAGGAATACAGTGATCGCTGTAAGGCTCTGGCCGGTCGCTGTGTTGTATTCAGTCAGCAGATGGATCTCGTTTCCGGTCTGGATCGTTCCGCCGATCAGGTTCACCAGGCAGCCGCGTGCGAGATCTTCTCTCGCCTGCTCGAGCTGGTCGGTGGCGTTGCCCATGACCATCGTTAAGAAGTTACCGAACTGCTCCGGAGATTCGAAAGCGGAATCGAGCTGATCCTTCCAGATCGTCAGAGACTTCTGGTAAGTCTGAGATCCGTAGAAGTTTGTCTGAACGACTTCCGGTTTGTTGACTCTGTACTGATCGATCGTCGAGCCGTCAGCGTAAGGCTGTCCGTTCGCGTCCAGGAAACGATTATCCTGCTCGATCGGCTTGTCGATCGGGTTAAGTTTGCGAACGTGGTTTCCCCATCGGATCGCGTCCTTTTCGAGTCCTTTGAATTTCCTGCTGTAAGGACGATAAGAGAAGATCGTTCTGCTGAGGACCTGGGAGATCGCGGTCGAAAGCGGATCATAGCCCTGTCTGAGCGCGAGCTGTCCGAGGGTTACAAAGTCCGCCGGATTCGCTGTGGCCTGGCCGCCCTGAGCATTCGTCAGAACTGCATTGACGACTGTCGAGATGTCGTCAACGGAAAGCTGGTTTACTGCCATTATTTGGCCTCCTTTCTGCCGCCATCCATGACGGCCTTTAAAACATCATCCGCGCTTTTCTTTTCGGGCTGCGAGCTGTTCATGATGTTCATGGCATACAGACCCTTTTTTATATCTGCTAACTCTTTCTGAAGAGCTGTCAGATCAACGGCTGGAGCTGCCGGCTGCGCTTCCTGCGCTTTCAGCTCGGGCTGCTCTTTCTGTTCTGCCGGAGTTTCTTCCGGCTGGTTCATTGCCTGGATCTCTTCTTTCGAATATCCGGCGTCGATTAATTTAATGATTTCTTCTAGTTTCATGAGATCCTTATTTTGTCTCCTTTCTTTGCGATGATCACTCCGGGATTAAGATTCAGGAATGCCCGAAGAGTGATCTTAAGATCGAGCTTGTCGTACAGATCGACGATCCCGGTCGGCTCGCTGATCGTGATCAGCTCATGGCCGTTCTCATCGAAAACCTTTTTCGGTTTTGTTTTCCGCTGTGTCATAATTCCTCCATTATAGAAGAGACGAAAGCAGAAACATCTTCAGGCCCCGGCATTACTTTTTCGATCGCTGCGCGGATCTGCTCCTTGCTTATGCCGGAAGAATCCGGAAGAGGCATTTTCCCGCGGACGATCTGATTGACCATCGCCTGAACTTTAAGATATCGCGATCCGAGTTTTACCCGGCGCGCCGCTCCATCTCCCAGATATCCGCTGAGGACCATCAGCGCGAGATCCAGATCCGAATATTTCTTTACGTCAATGTTCATCTGTCAGCCTCTTTACAAGCTCCCGGAGCTCGATAACTGCCTGCGTGTTTGAATCCAGCGATTGCCGGATCGTGTCCATCTCGTCCTTATGCTGCTTGTTAAGCTCGACCATGTACCAGAACATCGCGCCATAAGCAACGATCGGGAATCCGACTATCGAGATTGCGTTCATAAGTGCTTCTGCGTCCATCTCCATCTTGTTCTCCTTTCAATGACCGGAACGTGCCGGCAAAGCACGCGACCAGCTCTTCCGGAGCTTGCCTATGGTCGCCCGGTCATCTTTATTTTATAACATTATGCGAAATATTTCTCCAGGAGCGCGACTGCTTTATAAGAATCAAAACGAACGTCTCCCTCTAAATAGCGATACCAGAATCGCCATCGCTCTCTCCGAAGCCTTTCCAGATCGTTTTTGTTCGATCCGTATTTTATTTTTGTCTCGGCCCGCGTAAAGGTGACATACCATTCGCTCCGGACCTTGTGCTGATAAATATAAAGATCGCCGACAGAAAACTTTATTTGGTATTCGCTGAGAGGTCTCTTCTTTACATAGCTGAAATCATTCAGCACAAATTCGTTATGGATCGCCATTCTCGCGAATTCTTCCGAGGCTTCCGAATAAAGCACTGTTTTCATTTTTCTTTGCGATATCGGAGATTTTTTCGCAATAATCAAAGTTTTATTGCTTGTTTGGAACAATTCGCTCTCATCTCTGGACATCCTTTCCGCTTCCTCGATCAGTCCGAACTGCATAAAAATATCATTCGCGATATTAAGCGAGTTACTCAAACAGATCATCCGGAGAGCCTTTCGGCCCTGCAGCTCCCGGTTTCTGTTGATCGATTCGTAAACCTGAGACAGCGCGAAGCCTTCCATCTTGATCGCCTTGACATGAGGCTCGGGGATGAACTCGTCATAAACGATAAAATCGAATTCATCGAAATTCACGGACCGGACAGACGCAAAGGTCGAGAGAGCGATCGTCTCCGCCAGAAGCTTCTCCGAATCCGCGTCATAGATCCGGCAGATCTTTCCTTTTGCGAGCTTCTCATATTTTGCCGTTATTCCGCGATCACGGAAATTCTTTTCGAGGTCGCAGGTCTCCGGATCATGCTGCAGCTCCGCCTCGACTTGTGTTCGCCGCATGTAAAGAAAAGGGATCTCATGATCCAGAAACCAGGCAATGCAGCCGAAAGTCTTACCGATCCCACGCCCGCCGGTGATGAATGTAAAAGGCTTAAGATCCTTCATGATCTCCTCCCAATTCAACCAGCCTTCTTTTGAATATAGTTTCATGTCTTCTCCTTTCTAAATAGCAAAAAGGAGAGTCCGCCGCTCTCCTTCTTGCCGAGGTAATTAATGGAACAAATCGCCTAAAGGTCTACCCATTCGGTGCCGATATAATCTTTTCCGTCTTTTGCTGTGTAAGGTCTCGCCTTGATTCCGAGCTTACCGGCCTTGACTGCTTCGACGACTTCCGGATCTGCGATCATATCCTGGACTGAGGCCAGCATGTGACGCGGCATATTCAGCGCGATACTTTTATCGAGCCAGGCGATCGGCTGAGCGCCGTATTTGCTGCGATCGTTGATCGTCAGACATCTGACGACTGCCGGTTCTTCTCCCTGGAAATCAGCGAATTCCGCGAGGCTTGTATATTTGATAGTTGTCGGGAAATTGAATTCGAATTTGTTGCCTTTGTTGTACTTAGATGCTACTGACATTGTAATTTTTCTCCTTTGCTTTAATTGCTTATCAGTTTTCAGTAGACCGGCGGCTTCGGAAAGGTGGAGTCCGCCGGAAGTGTTGAGGAAGGCGCGGATTCCTTCCTCTTCTATATTATAGCAAGGAATCTTGCGTATAATACAATGATTTTCTGATATCCGTATTCATCAGAAGATCCAGAAGACGCGAATATTCGACAGTAAGCGAGAGCGTATAGGTAGAATCCTTAATGAATACATTTGAAGTTATCGGAACGGATCTCCAGCCGACGCGATACTCTTTTATTTCCGGATCATCGTTGTATCTGGACTCTGTTCCGCCGGCCTCCCGGAAGACGAAACCTTCCCGGAAGTTGTCGATCGTCTTCAGCTCCTGAGCTCCTTTCTGTTTGACGACGCCGGAGATCGTGACGTGAAGCGATCCTTTCGGATCTGTATCGACATAGCAATACTTCTTCGCGCCCATCGTCTTAAACTCAAGGATCGGATATTTGTTGTCTTTCTCAAAGATCCCTATAAAGTGACGCTTGCCGGACCGATCCAGAGCCGACAGCTCCTCATGCTTATAACGCTCGTTCAGATCCTCGAAGCGCTGCCCATAATCTCCGACGAATTTTACAGAATCTGTGTCCGAATAAAGAAAGGCCTCCGGAGGAATGCAGGACATTCCCTCCTCGAGCTTCAGCCTCGCATAGCAGGTACACCAGACGCCCCACTGATACGGCAGCCACCCCTTCGCGAGATATTGCCGGAGATAATAATCTTCGTCTTTCTCCGGATCTTCCTTCAGCATTCCATCCTCAAAGATCAGCTCCGGCTTTGCCGGATTCTGGACCATCATTCCATAGGCAGAATTGAACTTGTTCTTAACTTTTCCGTAAAAATAATCATCTCCGCCTTTTAGAAGAGTTTTGTCCTGATACATCCTCAAAAGCCAGGACCGGAAGCTCTGCGGCAGCGGCCGCTTGTTCGCGACAAAGAGACGCTCGATATCGAAATCGAAATCGTATTCCCGGAAGATAATATCCAGATCGATCTCCGTCATGATCGCGAAGAGAGAATCTGCCGAAAGGATCCGTCCGTTATCATATTCTCCGTTAACGACTTCCTCACACTTTGCCCGGGAGAGATAGGGGCAGCCCCAAAGATCATTCTTCAGATGGACATTGTATAAGCGGATCTTGAAAAGGCAGGCCATGCCCCGATCCATGCAAAGCTCGAGCTTGTCCGGATCTTTTTCGACGAATTCCATCGGGAAGCGTTCGGTAAGAAGAACGGAAGGATAAGAGCTGGATATGTCATAAGAGAGGATCGGAAAGCCTTCCGTCGCCCGGATCGCCCGGTTTGCGTGCCATCGGTTCGCGTGGGTGTTCCCTCCGCGGAAAGCAGCGCGCAGATAACGGAAGACGTCCGGCTGAGGGAGGATCGGTTTAATAAACTTCTTCAGCCGGCCGAGCGTCTTCTTCGCCTCCCGGCGCGTGTAGCCGGTCGATGTGAGCGGGATCGAATATAGATCGTCTCCGTCCTTCTCCATTTCCTTCTCCAGCGCCTGAACGAGACCTTTAACATCGTTTATGCAGTATTGGATCTCTTTCTTCGAGAGAGGCGTCCAGGGATAACGGATCTTATCATAATCGAATCCTTTTATCTTCTTGTTCTCAACGTTCATCGACTGCAGGAAACGATCGAGGCTCATGTTTGAATGAAGATAAGAACAGCGGAATTCTATCCTGCCGGAAACGATCTTCAGATATTTTCGGTCATCCATCGCGAAAACGGAATCGAAAGGAATGATGTCCTTCAGAAACTGCGCTTCATAACTCAGGTTATGCACATAGCAGACCAAAGTCTGCCCCTCCGGAAGAAACTGATTGATCTTGTCATAGAAGAAGCGAAACTCCTTCCAGGTCCTGCCGGTGATCGTCTGGGATCTGAATTGGAACTGCCAATGATAGAGGATCGCCTGCTGAACGTCCGGAAGATTCGTCGTTTCGATGTCGAACGCAGTCACGACGTCCGAGTATAGAATGCCCTTCTTTTTAGATTTCCCTTTGCGCTGTGCTTTAAGCTGCCGGATCTGCTCATAGTTGAACATATACGGCGAGCGGATCATTTCTTTCTGCGCTCCTTCTTCCAGGAAGCGATCTTCGGAAGATTCAGCTCGCGGATGTAGGCCGACGGCGTTTTCCGTCCCTTCTTCGGCTCTGCTTTACGCAGCGACTGTATGTTTTCCGCCCAGTAATCGAAATTCTTCTGGAACTGATCGAGAGAGATCCCGAGCCGCCGGCTCTGAATATACATCTCTTCCGCTTCTGCGGAAACGTGCTTCCAGGTCTCTTTCATCCGCGCCGACATCGTGTCGAGGAAATTCTTATAATCTGCGTACTGCTTCGGCGTCATCGTGATTCCCAGACGATCCTCAAGCTTCGACTTAAGCGCCAGATCAGCCTCCATATATCCGCGCGCCGTGGATGTGCTGCCGGCCATGTACCCGGAAGCTCCGCCGACAGCCCGCGCCAGCGCCCGGATCTGCTCTTCTTCTGTCATGCCTTTCCTGGCGACGTCCGCGATCGTCGGAACACCTTCGCGGTATCGCTTCGGGATCGCGTTCTTCAGGCCATGCTTCCGGAATGTCTGAAAGCGGCTCTTCAGAACACGCCGCTGATATCCGTAGGCCTCTTTAAGACTTCCGATAGACATCGATTCGAGCTGAACAAGGCTCAGCCCCTGAAGATCCTTCAGCTTCATGTTTTCCCTCCAGATCCGCCTTGATACATTGACGGATATATTCTGTTTTATTCGCTGCGCGGTCTAATGCCTCGATGATCTCGCGGTCGCGATGAAGATCGAGAAAGAAATGATACTGAACCGATATCCTTCTGCTACTCATCCCAATACTCCCGCAGCATCCAGCCACCGAACATGAAAGTAATAACAGTTACAAGGATATCGATCATTGAAAGATCAAACGTCATGCTTTTCTATCCTCCTTATTTTTAACTTGAAACCGTCTCCATAGTGAGAAGTTAATTTGCGCTCTAACATCCGCCGGGCGGAGCGCTCATCGGCCGCCTTGATGACGAACTTCTGAGCGCCCTTAAATTCCCGATAGGTATAATCTGTCCAGATCTCGAAGCGGAACATGAACGGCCTTTCAGTGCTTCTCATGTTTATAAAAAGAACCTTTATCGAAAGATGTCAGCTCTTCCAGGAACTTCTGGATCGCGTCATGCTGGCCGATCGCGTAGGACAGCCTCTCTTCGTCGCCGTTATTAATATGATAGCGGATAACGTCCATCGAGTCCGCCAGACGCTGCTCGAGAATATCCCGATACTCTTTAAATGTCATTCCGAATCGTACATCCTCCCTAACATTGAATATAGATCGAGAATCACCTTCTCCAAAGTTTGGCAATTACCGATCAAACGCTGCTTTTCTTCTTCCGTATCTACATACGGTTGAAATAATTCCACATCATATTTCAACCTCGCCAGGTCATTTTCTAATTGAGAGACGTACTCTCGAACAGCTTCGTGAAGTGTCATTGCTGTACCTCCTCTCTTATGTGAATATGTAATACCTTAATGAGTCGATTCTTTCGGTCATGCTCGCGGATCAGAAACTCGCCGGCTGCCAGCCTCCGGGCTGAGCCCGGATCGTTCGCATGAACGCGATAAACGATCTGACTGATCCGGCCGGTTCTGGTCCGGAAATGGATCGATACGATGTAGGTCCTCATTAGAGAGCCTCCCAGCGCTGACGATGATTTTCGATAAGGTCGCGCTTCTTCTCTTCGAGCTTACCGATCTGTTTAGTGATGTCAGCGATCTTATTATCGAGATCCTCAGCGTCGGCCGCGCGTGCCTCCATATCGCGGAAGATCCAGATACCGCCGACCTTATAGAGATCCGCGCAGTGCTGCTTATCACGGATCGACGGATGCCAGGTGTAAACATACTCAATGAGATCATAAGCCTTCTGACTGACTTCTTCACCGATGAGAGCTTCAAATTCTGACTTCAACATATAATGTACCTCCTGAGCATATATAGCTCATAATTATTGTATAGTATAGTACAAAATAAATCAAGCATTATCATCTATCGATATACTTAAGTATACCCGGCTTGTCCTGACTGCTGCCGGCTTGAGGGGGATTGATTGCGTGCTATTGAAAAGTGCCTGTTACTTT